ATCTTTTGAAAAAATTTGGTTCTTGTCTTTTAATCTTATTACCTGATTGTCTTTTAGCATTTTCTGGTTCTTCATCTGATGATGTTGTAAGTTTTCTAGACTCTTCTGTTTTAAGTGTTCTTACTGTTTTAGAAACATTTTCTTTAACAGCAATATCTCTTACTTTATTTTTATAACCATCTGGATCAGCAAGTAGCCATAAAGCTTCTGCAATTAATCCATGATTTGGTTCAACAAATTGATATTTTTCTAGTAGATGACCAAGTAAGTTAGTATTCTTTCCTGAAATAGAAGGATAATTTGGTTGAATTAATCCTGCATATAACATACTTTGTGTTCTCTTATCTATTTGTATTCCATTTATTTCAGCTGGCTCAAGAACTTTATAAATATTATTCATATATTCTCTAGCTTGTTCAGCTTGTTGTCTAGTTCTTTCTTGTTGTGCCAATAATTTTTGCTCTACAACTTGTTCTTGCATTGCATCTAATTTTGGCTTAAACTTCATTGCCTTAGCTTCAAGTTGATCATGATCTTTCCATCCATCAATTTCTTCTTGTATATCTTCTGCAGAACCAAATCTAGTAGCTTGTAAATAATTACGTATAATAGTTTCTTGGTCTCTTTCAGATGATGGATCAAGTTGTCTTGATTCTTCTACTTGGGCTAATGTTTGAAATAAGCCTTTCATATCTGTTCCACCATCAGCATGATATTTAGCTGCATATTGTAACTCTTTTGGCAATGAATCAAAGAACTCTAATGGTATAGTTTGTTTAACCTTGTTTTCTTTTTCAGAAAAATTAGCTGTAATTAACTCTTCAAAATCTGCCTGAGTATACTTCTCTATTGGCTTATCATCTTCAAAAGGTATAATGACTCCTGCTTCTATAAGTTTCTTAGCCATTTCAACTAATCCACTTTTATCAGTTTTTTGTCTACCTGGACCTTTTGTTTTTTCATCATCATCATCATCATCAGCAAGATCCTCACTAATGATAGCATCTAATGCTTTAGCTGAAGCTGATGGAGTTAATGGAACTTCTTTTCCATTCTCATCAAACTTAGGTTTAATTTCATTTGCTGTATCATCTACAGGATTGTCAAGGAACTTGTCTTCTTTTTTATTTGTGAAAACTGTATCTGCTGGTTCAGCAATCATTACATTTTCAGCACCTGGTACAGATAGAAAACTATTTATATCATCTGTATCTAATTCCACTTCTTTTACAACTGTGGTGTCGTTTGGTTTTTGTTCTATACTCATTATGGTCTTTTATTGTTGGTTTTAATAACTGACTTACTTTTATAATATAATCAAAATTATGTATTTAAACTTTAAAAATTTAATAAATCTTTTAAATAAAAAATAATTTTTTGCATTATATGGCTATAATTATTTTTTCTTTGTATTAGATTTAGTTTTATCGTACTTATTTTTGTTTTCTTTAGCAATTTGTAGATCCATTTCTTTTATTCTAACATCATTCATCATCTTTTCTTTTGCTAAACTAATTTTTTGATTATTGTTATTTACTTTATTATCTTCTTTTATTCTGTGTAAAGACATAGTTTCTTGAAATTCATCTGAAGCTTGTATCTGTCCTAATGCATCCAAGTAATCAGATTGCTGATTGGAATTAAGATCTTGCATTGCACCAAATCCAGCAGATTTAATTTCAGCCACCAATAAATCACGTCTTCTATCTTTTTCTTTTTCCATAGAGTCATGGTCAAGCTGCATCTTTTTCTCATTAATAGCAGCCTCAATTTGCTGTTGTTGCAATTCTTGTGCATGATTTTGCTCTTCTTGTCTTTGATTATTAGCTTTTTCTTCAGTTTGTTTTAGTATTGTAGTAAGTTCTCCTAATGATTCTGCTTGCATTATATTTCCTAAATCATATATACTTGCACCTGCAGTATTATTGTTTAATGCTAACTTCTTCATATTTTCTATTACAGAACGTATATTAGCATTAGTTGTACAATAAACATTTATATCTCTTAATAAAAGATCTGTACCATTTATTTCAAAATTTACTTTTTCATCAGTTGATGTTAAGTATTGTAACCTCAAAGATGGTTTAGTAGATTGATAATACTGTGCTAAATCAGTTCTCATTTGATGAACTCTTGGCATTAAATAATCTGAATGCTGAATAAAGTATGTTTCTGTTTGTGTATATGAACCAGTAACAGCTTGTTCTATTCCAGTAGCAGTATCTGTTTGACCAATTTGTTGACCCAATCTTTGTGGTGTTACACCAACTACTTCTAAAGCCTGAGACTTAAAGTAATTAGCTAACTGAACCCTTGATAACATCCTTTGTGTTTGCTCTAGATTCATTACTTGAAAATGTTGCATATTTAATGCATTTTCTGTATTAGTAATAGTTGTATCTAAAGGTAACATTTGAAAGTTCTTCATTGCTACATAAGCTTTGGCCAAGTTGTTCTTACCCCAGTCTTCACCCATTGAATGTTTTGGTAATGCATTTTGGTCAAATGCTATAACAGTTCCTAGCTCATCTACTAATATATCAGCTATTTGATTGTTTACAATATTGTATCCAATTTGGAAAGGCTTCATTAAATCAATGAATGCTGTAGATCTTGTATTTCTATCAGAGAATACTGAACCTTCTACAGGTAATTTGCAACCATACAAAGAATTATCTCCTTTAAATTGGAATTTTAAACGTCCAATTTTATTTTGTTGTACACCTAAGTACATAGGATTAATACCACCTGGATTATTCATACCCCAAAATGATGGATGATTAGGGCCTATTTTAACTCCACCCCAGGTTTCATTTAAATAAATCCAATCAATGTGTTCACCATATATCAATGTATCTCTTGTTTTATTTTTAATTAAAACATTATTATACATTGGTTTATCAGTAATTTTATATGACTCATCAACTATAGCTGTATCTACTTTACCATCATCACTAATCTTTGTAAGATGTCCTACTTTACGTTGAGACTTCCAGTATGCTGTAGTAGTACGTAATAAGAATGCCATACCCATATCAGTATAATCTTCTGTTTGTCCATTAAGCCAATTAACAATATCTCCTCCGTGGATTGCATTATCCCACATTGATGTAAATTGTCTATAAGCTAATGATGGCATTTGTGTATTCCAGTCATGTGTTTTTGTAGCATCATAATAAGAACCATCATTTTGCATACCTTGAATAGGATATCCTGCAGATCTAACTGGATAAATAGCCTCTAATGATTCAAGTTGTTGTTGAGTCATTAAATAACCATACTTATCAATTACATCAGCAACTGTCATCATCTCAATTTTACCTACATAGTTACCTTGAGAAATGTATCTTACTTCAGGAGACTTATGGTAAAAGGTAAGAACTGGATTCCACAATTCAATGTTATAATCATCTTCTCCCATTTGAAAGTGCCAAAACTCTCTATCTGTAATAAGAGAATCTCTGAATGCTCTTTCTTCAAGTTCATCCATATTAAATCTATCAATGTCTACTTCATGTTGATGAACAGCCCATTGCTCTGCAGCACTTCTATAATCTTTATTAAAGAATTGTTGTATTTGAGGTAATGTCTTTAATTTTTCTGGAGATGATTCTTCTTGCATTTGCTGTTGTATTTCTGGATCATTTGGATCCATACCAGCTTCAATCATTTTATCTATAAGCTTTTGTTGAGCTTGTTGCAATAAAACACTACTTACTTGTTCTGTTTTTTGTTCAAGTAATTCATTATGTGAAAATTCATCAACACCTCTAAATGTAATTTTACTATTACGTTTAGCAAATTCTGAAACCAGAACATTAATAACATTTGGAATAATAGGATAAAACTTAAGTTCCATAGCTGCTACATCTTCTTTAGTAAGTGTATCAACAAGGTCTCTCATTTCATTATCTTCTTCAATAATATAGTCAGATTTATCTATAATACCTTTAGCAAGTTTATAGTTTTTCATTAACCTCCTAGCATTTCTTCTAAGTTGTTTTAAACCATTCCATTCTAACCAATCTAAATTCCAGGCTGCCCAGTTATCATCTTTTTCCTCACGTGGTATAAATTGAATAGGTTGAGTAATACTACCCATACGGTTGTATTCAGACTTGGCACCAGCTTTAAGCTGCATTGCATTTAGAACTTTCATATTACCTTAAATTTTTAAATCCTGATCTAGGTGGTCTTTTGCCACTATTTCTATTTCCCATACCAATATGGTTAAAGGGTTGCACTCTTAATTTAAACAAATCATTTGACTTTTGCAAGTTTTTATCTCCATGATTATCAAGTCTTTTCTTAAAACCTCTGTTAGCTTGTTGTACTTTTGCAAAAGCAATTAATGCAGCTAATGCAACTAATCTATCCACATTGACCCCATCATCATAACCTTCCATTTCTGTTAAAGCCATTATATCAGGTATTCTTTCTATACCATATGAAATCTTGACTATTGTGCCATCTTCTTTAGTTACTGTATCAAGTTCTTCTTTTAAAAACTCTATCAAGTAACTAAGAAGATGGGCTTTGAATAATGTGCCTGTATTCTTCCAACCATATGCTTGATAAACATTTTGATTTGAACCAATATCTTTTAGAAATACAATTTGATTTTTAGGAACCAAATATTTTTGTCTCCTTTTTTCTATCATATGTCTGATGAACAAAGATATGTTATTTTCTATAATTGCCCAAGCATTATATACTTCAAGTATCATAGATAATCTTTCATGAGTTTTGGTAATATCATCAAACCTACCACACCATGCTGCTACTATCTTGTCACGTTCTATATAGTTTTCTACTTCACCACTTCTACTAATTTTTGTTACCTCTACTGGATTCTTGTAAACATATATAGAACATAAAGAATCTGATGTTGTAGTATTATGTGTTACAATTGCATGATCTGTAACATACAAATTATCAGGAGCATCAACTGAAATACATACAGCTTCACTATCTTTTTCATATTGAATATCGGTTATATATCTACTAAATACTTTAGAAGGTTTATACTTTTCTTTTTTCCTAGTTAATTTAAAAGGACATAATCCTTCTGGTAATAATACTCTAACAATATAAGAATCTAAATGAGTAGTCTTTTTCATTCTGATTTTAGAAATTCCTCCTAAAGACTGTACAAGTTCTACTACATCATGAGCTAATTTTTTAGAAGATGAATAAAACTCTACACCATGATTAGTACAAGAGCCATCTGTATCAAGTAATCCTTGTAATAAAGCAATCCTATCTTCTACATTTGAATATTTATATGCATCAGGAATAAACTTATACTCTGATTTTTTACCTTTTAACCCTAAATTTTTAAGAATTTTAGATATAGGATTCTTATTACCTGAATCAATACTAATCCTATAATCACAATTAGAATTTGTTATTTTTTTAATAGATACATTTTTTGGTAAGATGTTTTTAATATAATCTATTGATTCTTGGTCTACAGAACTAAATCTTATTGCTCTTTGAGATAAACCTCCATCACCTATAAGAAGTCCTAAAAAATAAGGGTCTATTTGAATTTCTTCAGCTCTAACTGTACAAAAAGATACAGGATTACTTATAACTGGGATAGCCCATTTATTTCTCCCATTGTTATCTTTAATAAAAGTATTTATTGTATAATTTTTATCTTTATTTCTACCTGTCCCTTGATATGATATTTTTTTATCTTTATCCATAAGGTCTTTAGTAGACAGGGTTATAAAACCTTTAGTTCCTCCATTTAATTTTACATTCCATAAATGTTCATCACATACCAATATAGAATGACCATCACTAAAATAAATTCTATATAATTTTTTAATACCTTGAGGAAATACACCAGTTACTGTTGTAATTGAACCTGATGAACTTGTTATTAAATCTCCAATTTTAACATCACCTATTCTTTTTCTACCAAAATGTGTATACAACATATTATCAACACATTCAGCTTTTCCCTCAGAAACTGGATCTATAGAAGCATAATAAGTTCCCCATTCAGCCCCTTCATCTGGTCTTTCCCATACTACAATACATCCAGTTTTATCTTCAGTATTTTTAGTAATTGGCCATTCTGAAATAGGAAGTTTATTTGTATTTTTAAAAGCAGCAATCCCTTGAACATCTCTTTCTATATCTAGAAATTCATATGCATAGTCTTTATCTTCTATTCTTCTTTTTTGTGCAGCTAGTAAATTTACAGGAAATTTAGATTCTGTTCTAAAAGCAAAAGCTTCAGCAATATTTCTAGGTCTTTGTGATATCCTGTACTGGTATTGTTCTGGAGTAAGATCTTTCTTCCACTGAGCAAATTGTATATCTAATGCATCAAGAGCTTCTTTTACTAAAGAATTACCAAACTCATCAATATATGGAGGCATTGACCACTGTTCAGGAATAAACAATCCTGTCTTACCTACTGTACCTTTACTATCTAATAAATCTGATTCAACAGCATACATACTGTTTATTTCTGGATACTTTATTAATTTTTCTAAAGGTTTACATTTATCCAATTCTCCTACAGATCCCGCTGCAATAAATAATCCAGTTGTAACCTGACCCATTTGCAGTGCTGGTAATAAAAACTCTAATGTTATATCCATAGTTGGAGCAATACCTGCCTCTTCATAAAAGAAGATTGTACATGCACCACCTACACCTGCTGATGCATCTTTATCAAATGTAACACCTTGTATAGTTCCTTTACCTCCAACCATTGTTGGTCTTCCATCTATTTCTTCTGAAATCTGTTGTTGCCACATCATAATCTTACCCGGATTCATAGGACGGTACCAAGCAGTTTTAGAATCTAAGAATGATTTGTATTCATCTAAAAATTTCCATGAACCTTTCTCATTAATCTTATCTTTAAGTGAAGATCCCATTTTAAGAATAGGAGTTTCTTCAAACCATATCTGATTTATAAGTTTAGCACAATGAAAATATGAAGAGGCAATCTGTCTTTTCTTAAGTATAGCTGCATGTCTATAATGTAACTCAGCTAATAACTCATATAAAGCTAAATGATATTGTGTATCCCATATATAAGGGAAAGCAAATTTTTTGGACATCTTATCATTTATAGGTAGAAAATTAATCCACATATAATATTCACGTGTAAGATACCAAGTTTTATTATTATTTTTATAGATAACACCAAACCTACATTTGGCTTTTTGGTCATCCCAATATTTTCTATAGTCTAATGAACCTTCTACTGCAGAACAATAATATCCTACCTCATTATATTTACTAGCTTGTTCATTAAATAAATAAGTTGTTTCATCAAATTCATATTTACCTGGTTCTTTAAATAATGGTAATAAAAATGCTATGAAGTCTTCACGTGTTTTAAATTCAGTTATACTCCATACATCATTCTCTAAAGTACATACTTCTATAAAATTATCTTGATTGGTCATATGCTAATTTTTTTTGTCCTCTAACTTTAGCTTTTGCCTCATCAAGTTCTTTTTGGATTTCTTTTTCCATTTGTTTAAACTCAGATAATGTTTTACCTGTAGATCTTGCTTGAGCATTAAGAGCAGTTAAGTTACCATCTCTTCCAGAAGTAATTGGAGTTAATCTTGCAAACTTACCTAGTTTTTCTAATAGATATTTATTATCCAAATAATATCTATAGGAAGGAGTCATTAAAAATGATTCTAACTTTTCTTTTGCTTTAATTATTTCCTCATCTTCTAGTGTATATTCTCCAGGAAAATCTGTAAGAAGAACTTCTTCTTTATCATCTTCAGGTGTATTACAATATGGTCCACGTGGAGAATATAAATAATGTAAGAAATTAAAAACTGGGATAGGATCTTTATATTTATCTACTATTGCTTTTAATTCAGGAATAGAAAGACAGTTATGATTAATTACTACTTGTCCTCCTTGTATATCAAATATTTCTGGTATCATTTTTAGTTTGTTTTAATTGTTTACATAAAAGCTTACTTGTATCAAATACAATAAATTGGGCACTCATTAAGGGTTTACCATCCTTATCAGATTGTATAATTACAGACTCTTGATCTTGGTTTAGTTTTAAATTAACCTTTTCCCAAAAGTCAATATGTTCATATTCATCACTACTTGCCATTTTCCTTAAGATTTAATATATCTGTAAA